AATTGGTGTGAACAACAGGCAGAGTTATATGCTAAGGAAGTCAAGGGAGATTACATACAGGAGACAGTTCAAGTTACAGACAGTTGGATAAATGTAGCGGACAAAGAGGGTTTCCAGTATCCACATTTCCACGGCAACTCATACCTGTCTGCCATATATTATGTGAACTTTGATATAGAAAAAGATCATGTGCCTACACATTTTGTAAGAGAAGAGTATCAGTTTATGACTAATACACCCGCTCTTGTTACTCTCAGGAAAAAAGATACAGACTATAACCAGATCAATCAAGTGATGGCAAAAGAGGGAGAGTTATTAATTTTCCCTTCTCAGGTCACACATGGTTATGAGACAAACAATGGTGAAAATAGAATCACCCTGTCAATGAATATGATGCCAACTATCGTTACCAATGGGGATTATGGTTGGCGATGTGTGAATTTGAGTTCAAGTGAGAGGTCACAGGCATATAATTTTAAAGAGGGGTTGCCAAAGAAAAAGTGATATACTATAATAAATAGTATGGGAAACAAATCTATCCCTGCGGTTCACGACCACTCATTGAGTCTGTCAAGAGCGTCTGCGGCAACTGGATTTTGTTTCCTGACACCCTATCTATTTTAAATCATGGCAACTTGGCGTGCTGTTATCAAACAGAATAACAGATTATACTCTACATATTTTGAGAGTCTATCAAATTTTGGTAGTGATGCCAAGTTAGAGGCGATAGGTAGGTTCGGAACTGAGGACATACAATTATTTCCTTATTCCAATAGAGGGGTTGCCAAATAATTGATTCAGTAGTAAATTGGGTAGTGTAAGAGAGAGGGTTTGTGTTTGTTCCTCTGCTCTTACACTTTTTTTATTATGGAGAGTAATGACACCAGCATTTGAACTAGCAACACAAAAAGTTAAGGTGCTACAATGGACAGAGAAACTTTGTCGTGCCCTTGAACAAGATTACATGAACTATGCACTTCGCACCTGTATGGATAATCAGGAGAGAGTGCCATCAGAATATATGCAAGAGAGAATAAGAGAGATTGAACAAGATAATGCTGGCATGAAATTTTTTATAGAGAAAGGGAGAAAGTATTATAAGGTTTGTATGTTATGGAGAGGCACTCAAGATGATGTAAGCGTACACTGCTTTGTTGATAAAAAGACAGGCGAAGTATATAAACCAGCAGGGTGGAAGAAACCCGCCAAACACGTTAGATTCAGAATGAGTGATGATACTGACAGGGCAAGGTTATATAATGTTTGCCAGTGGAATGGTGGACACCTCTATATGAGGTAATCTAAATAACTAAAAAGAATAAATTATGGGTTACGATTCACTAACGTCAGACACAGAGGCACTAACTAAGGTCAAGTTAAATCAAGTTGACAGATTAAAGAAACAATTACAAGCAGCAATGAAAACCATTGGCAATCTTGATGAGAGATTGACCTCGCTGGAGTCAATGGTTCATGCTGCCTTACTCAAACAGCAAGATGATATTAAAGCACTTGTAGTAAAAGTAAACCAATTAGAGGGAGAAAAGGAATATCAAAAGGCAGCAGAGAAATTTGACATGGACGCCATGCCTGCTGAGGTGCCAAATGCACCGCCAGTTGGGTAGTTGCCAATCCCCACACAATATGTAATACTAGATTTGAACACACAATTTTTTTATGGAAGATGAAATGATTGATCTCTATGAGATCGCTGAATCAAATGATGATTGGATTCATTCAATAGAGGGAGTCGAGGAAGTATTCGACCCTGAGACACAAAAACTACTAGCACAGTTCTAAAACTGTCACAATGCCCCTAGAATCTAGGGGCATTTTTTATTATACTATGGTTATTGACACAAACACTATGGAATTGAGAGATCATCAAAAAGAGATCATACAGTTGATGACAACACAGCAAAAAGGCAAGATACTTGTGCCTACTGGCGGTGGTAAAACAATGTGTATGATACAAGATGCTAAGTGGCGATTCAGTATGCCTATGCCTCAGACCATAGTTGTTGTTGCTCCTAGAATATTATTGGCAAATCAACTATGTTCAGAGTTTCTTGAGCATATTGATAATGTGGCAGTGTGCCATGTTCATAGTGGAGATACACACCATTTTCAGACCACTCGCCCCAAAGTTATGGAGAAGTGGTATCATAAAACCATCAAGAATATCTTGATCTTTACAACATATCACTCACTTCACAGAGTACAGGAAGCACAGGATATTGAGGTGGATACAATTTATTTTGACGAGGCACACAATTCAGTACAGAGTAATTTCTTACCCGCTGTCAAACATTTCTCAGACTATGCTAATCGTAAGTATTTCTTTACTGCTACACCTAAGAACAGTAATATTCCAGACATGGGTATGAATGGTAAAACATTTGGCAAAGTTATTGCTCAAGTGCCTGCTCCTGACTTGATCGCTAAAGGTTATATCATACCGCCAAAAGTCAAGGCAGTAAAATATCCAGTTGGACAATTTGGTAGTCAGGAAGAAATTGACAAGAAAGTTATCCTTGATGCTCTCAAGAATGAGACACACATGGACAAAGTGTTGGTCACATCTAAGTCAACTAACAACATTCGTAACCTTATCACAAAGACAGACTTTCAGGCAATATGCCATACTATGAAATATAATGTCTTATGGATTACATCAAAGTTTGGTGCTATCATCAATGGTAAGAAAGTAAACAGAGAAACATTTTTCAACATAATGAACAAGTGGGGCAGTGACCCTGAGAAAAAGTTTGTTATGTTTCATCACTCTATATTATCAGAGGGTATGAATGTCAGCGGACTCACTGCTGCTATTCTTATGAGAAACCTTGATCTCATTACTATGGCACAAACCATTGGTAGGGTTATCAGACTTGACAAGAGTGATGCTGAGAAACTAAAATTAGGAGAGATCAAACCACAGGGCGAGGGTTTCAAGAAACCATTTGGCAAAATGTTCGTGCCAGTGTACAACAATGTTGGTATCTCTACAGAAAAGAGATTACAGAATGTCGTTGATACTATCTTTACAAAGGGAGAGGCACAGGTTTCAATCACAAATGTAAAACACTAACTACATAGTATAGACTAACCAATTCTTATGGACATAGCACTAATTAGAGAAATGTCATTAACCAAAATGGACAAACAATACTCTATGAGAATAGAGAAATTGATTGATGAAATGAAACTGGAAGATGCTGAGTCAATAGTTGAGGAAATGACCTTTGAAGGCGAAGAGGGCGAGGATTGTGACCTATTTCTTGATGATTTAACTGATTGGTTAGATAGTCCATTTCCAGGCACAGGTTTAAATTTTTACGATAAAGATGAGTAAGGAAGATAGACAAACTAAAAAAGAATTAATGAACATAGTTTATCCTAATCATCTTAAGTTTTTAAAGAAACTCAAGGCAGAGTTAAAACGTGACCCAAATGGAATTAAACCAAAGAGAAAAACTAGGAAGAATTATAAAAGCAAATGAATGAACCTCTATTATTATTTGCTATTGGCATCAATAAGTTTACTGTTAATAACTGGGAAGAAAAGAAACCTAAGTTGCTCAAACTGATTGAACTAAATGATGCTGACGTTGCCTTTCTTGATGCCAAGGAGTGCAAAACAGACTATTTTAAATTTCAAACTAAACCGCCATATTTTGAGGATTTTTGTAAGATAATGGCGGAAGAGTTAGATGAAATAGTAGATGTGTTTACAGAGGGATTGGCAGATAGATATGGAGGCGAGTGCCCAGTTAATAGTTTAGACTCATGGCAACTATGGTCACAACAGTATGACAAAGGCGAGTATCATGGTGCTCATAATCATGGCATGATGAATCTATCATGTGTGTTGTATGTTGAGTTTGACCCAAAAGAACACTTGCCAACTACATTCTATAGTCCATTTCCTAATCCTTATTATGGTACTATACATAAAGCACAACCGCCAGTAAAAGAGGGCGAAATTATAGTATTTCCTAGTTTATTATTACATGAGGCACCAGTATCGCCATCAGATAAACGAAGAACTATTATGAGTTTTAACATACCATTAAGATAATGTATAAGATTAACGTAACTCTCACAGATAGGCAATATAATCTATTGAGTGAAGCATTATTCTATTACTCAGAAGAAAAGGATAGTGTTGCCAGTTCTATCGAAGAATTAGAGGATATAATTGATGCCTCTACAACTAAGGTTAAAAGAGACAGGAAATATTTGAACCCTGATTGTGACATTTAACAAAGTGGCACATGGGTAGTTGATTTGTTGCCAAGACATACTATTATATAAATGTGAGAGGGATAACTCAGATGGTTGCTACGCCCGAACGTTAAGTCCTATATGGCAGCAGTAGGGGTACAGGTGTAAGCGATTCCCGTAGCGTAAATTTGGGCGCCTGAGTGAAACTCAGATGAGTTCGCCCCACGTTGCTCTCTCACACTTATTATGTTACAATAAGGTATGAAGAACAAACACTTGGAACATATTGAAGATCATGTGCTTACTGGTAAGCAGGGAGCACTTGATGCTATCAGGTTTTTAGATACCAAACAGAGTCAGGTATCCGTCAAGTATGATGGCGCCCCTGCTATTGTATATGGAACTAACCCTGAGAATGGTATGTTTTTTGTGGGAACTAAATCAGTATTCAATAAGAGAAGAATCAAGATAAATTATACTCATACTGATATTGAATCAAATCATGGACATATACCTAAAGTTGCCTCAATTTTACATATATGTCTTGACAGATTGCCACATAATGATGGCATTTATCAGGGCGACTTTATTGGTTATGGTGGTTCAGAT